TGGCCGATCGGCGTTCAATCGTCGCCGTACTCGTCGGCAAATTCCAGATCGTCCGGATCCGGGTCGGGAATGATGCTCATGGATCGATGATATCGATGATGATTCCGGAGCCGTGGGTGCGTGCCATCAATCGGCCCAGGGTATTGCGGGAATTCTGGAGCGCGAGCTGGGCGCGGTAAGTGCCGTTGGGCGGCAGCTTGCGCGTGAAGCCAAGGCCGACCGCGATAGCACCCAGCATGTCGTTGTAAAGCCCGAGGGAGCGATCACCCGCGAACTGGCCGAAGTCGATATCAGGCCGATCGTGGCCCTTGACGTCCTGCAGCTGGTAGACGCGCCGATAGGCCATCGCATCGATGTGAGGATTGAACGCCGGCACCCGGTGAATGTAGGCGCTGTAGCTGCCAGCTACAATGCAATCGCGCGGCTCGAGCGTATCGAAGTGATCCTTCGAACCATCGGCCAGCGTCATGCTGCCTTGTGTGCCGGCGTCGGACCGGCTGTGTCGCCGAATCGTGACTACCAGCATGGGCGGAAATGATAGCGCTCGCAGGTGTCATGAGCGCTGCTGATCCTATGCGGACAGCGTGGCTTTGATCAGCCCCACAATGGCCAGCGCGCCATCGATGCTGCGCACGGTATGGACCTTTGGTTTGGACACCGACGCGTTATCCGCGGCATGTTTTACTGCGTCTTGCCAACCGTCAGAGCCGCCCACATGCTCTAGTTCGGTAAGCCTCCAGGCCAGAAATAGAGCTACATCGTCGGCAGTCCGAATTACGAAGACCGGGCCTCCGCACCAATCCTCAGCCCATTTGCGCTGTTGCTTGTTTAGCCCCTTCTTTCCGTAATAGCTCTGAGGATTCTTTATTTCGATGAACGACCAGATTCCTTTGTACCAAACCAATAAATCCGGCACCCCAAAGAAAGCCCTGGACATGTCCTTTACAAATGCTCCTCCGGCCATCAACAACCGTACGATCTCCCAATGATTGGCGTCCTTCTTCGAACTCATCCGCATGTGATACTCCCCGCGGCTACTGTCTCTGCATAACAGTGAACAGAATTTGCGTAGACGTCCGTAGTGCAGGAATTCCTTTTTGCACTCAACGCAAATCTTCCTGCCAGCACCACGATAATTTGGATTCGCAGAACCAAGCAGCCTTTCCTTGTAACCGATCGCCATGCACTGCTTTGAGCAGTACGTTTGCCGCTGCCGATGGACTGTGGCATCGGCGCTAAATCCACACTGCGCGCAACGCCATAGCCCAAAATTGCGTCTAGCTGCGTTGGCTGCATTGGCTTTTTTTAGATTTTGCAGGCACGCCGCCAAGTGCGAACTAGAGCGCATTTACCGGCTCGGCAGCTTGACATCGGCCGCGATGCTGAGCAGAGCAAGGCGCGCCTGGCAGCCGGCGATCTCCTCTGCCAGCGCCTTGGCCAGTTGCGGGTCGATCCCGCCGTGCTCACCGAGGATCCGGTCGATGATCGCCACCACGCGCTCGATATCCGGCTTGGCGAGCTCCTGAGCCTGCTCCGGCGTGATCTGCGTCATTTGGGCTTGGCCGCAGCTTCGAAGCGCTGCAGCTTGGCAAGGGCGGCCATCATTTTGACATCGTCGCCGGAGATGATCGAGTCGACCGCCTCGTCGATCGCGTTGATGATCGCCGCCGCAGTGCGGGTGCCGGCCCAGAACGGCAGCACGTGCAGGCGGATGCGCGCCATCTCGTCGGTCAGGCTGCGCGAGAAATCGGGCGGCTCGTCGACGTCCATCGGCTCACGCGTTGCCCTCGGCCTGGATTGCGGATCGCTCGGCGATCAGCTCGGCGTCTGGCGTCCCTGGCGGCGCCCATTCCTGTGGTCTGCCGCTCTTTTCCCAAGCAAGGCGCGTATTGACCATCTGCATCCAAGCCAATTGCTCGCCAGCGCGCCAGCGAATCATGAGCTTGTGCCACCAGTCATCCGGCTCAGCTGGCTTGCGCGAGAGAATTTCTCGGATCTTCGCAAGATGTTCTTGTCCGATCCGACGATCCGTGAGAATGCGCTGAGCGCCGGCGGCAAACTGCGACTTGTCGGCAATGGCTTGGTGCTCGATGCGGTCGGAGAGGCGCCCCGCGAGAATCAGACGAATGTCACTCGGGGTCGGCATTTTCGGCTTTGTGCGCAGCCATTGGTCGAGCGAGTCGACAATTTCCTCGAGCGGGAAGTCTTTGAGGGCGATGTACCAGCCTTTGGCGCCAGCTTCACCGACAGGTTTCGACCCGACAGCATCGGCGAGCTCGGTCAGGCGATCTTTCAGGGTTTTCGTGTCGGTCGGAGTCATTTGCACCTCGGATCGTTTTCGATCGATGCGACTAACTGGGCATCCGCATCGGCGCCTTTGGTCGGATTATCGCGCCTCACCCAATTACGCCATGTGGCGAGCCAGTCTAATTTGGTCCCCTTCACGCCTGGGATCGCGATCCAGTAATCGCGGAAGCTGGCGAAGGTTCGTTCGACTGACGTGCCTGGGAAGTGCTCGCTAGTCCACGAAATCCAGTCATCAGGCGGCGCGGTGAGCGTGAAACGCGAACCTCTCCCCTTAGAACTAGGTTTGAAAGTATTAGCAGGGGTACTTCTCTGGTTCTGGTTCTGGTTCTGGATGGCATTGCCGTGGCTATGCGGCGGCATTGCCACGGCATGTAACTCATTGACTTTACGTTCGTTTTCCCACCTAATTTTTGCCCGGTCACTCTGATTTTCCTTAAGCTTCAGTTGCCACGACAGCTCCCGATCGCACCGCCTGTGCCGCAGGACCGGCCCGTCCATTTTGAAGAATTCCTCGACCACCACCTGGACCGCGGCTTGCTCCTCCTTCGATGTTGCGTGCAAAAGACGGTATAGATGGGGCATGTCGAACGGTAGCGGCTTGCTCCCGATCATGTAGAGGTCGATCAGCCGCCGATAGGCGCCGTGCTCGAGCAGAGACAGATGCCCAGCATCGCGCACGTAATCGCCAACGAAAAACCGATAGTAGGGTGGCGCTGGCACTTGCCGGTGCTTTCAGTCGGCAAGCATTGAACGCGCCAATGTCCGATGAGCCTCCGATACGGGCCCGACGATTTGCCCATCTACATCAACTCGCTGCGAGCCATCCGCCGCCAGCGCAGCAATGTAACTTCTCTGTGCCGTCCACCACTTCAATGCGCGCCGCAGCGAGCTCACGCTGATTCGCGTACCAGTGCGTGATCGTAGGTGCGAGAGCCGCGCGTGGATACCGATGGCAAGTGGTTGAACAGTTTCGCAGCACGGTAACGTGCGCAGCCAATCAATCACCTCGGCCATTTTCTTGGCCCTGTTGTCGGCGACTTGCTTGCGCGTTGGTGGTGATGCGGCAGGAGATTTCTGCGGCAGCTTCAAAATGGAACGATTTGGCGCTTCCGAAACCACTGCCATGGCGAGACCCCTTCAGGTCAGATGTGGACGGGTGCGTGATGTGAAGGCATCACGCGGCGGCGATCGACCGCATAACCCGCAAGAAAGATTGTGCCCTAGACACTACGCCGAGACAATCAGGCCCGTCTGCAAGGCAAAGCCTACAGCGGCGCTATATTGCCTGGGACGGGATCACGCCTTGCTGGGGCGGGCCCGGACCCTGACCGCGCGCAGCTCATAGCCGAAGTAGCCGAGCAGGGCGGCCGCCGTCTCGACCGACAGCCTGGGAGTGCCATTGCGCTGCAGCCTGGACAGAGTACCGACGTCGATCCCCGTGGCATCCCGGATCGTGGCCAGGGTGGCCCCGCCCTTGCGATCTGCCAAACTGGCCCGGACTTGTTCTATAATTGGATGGTTCATGGTTGTTGACATCTGCCAAAACAGGCGTATTGTCCGTCATATCGAATCTAAACGCAAGCAGGAGCCCGCCCCATGAAGCCATCTTTCGAACGCCTGTGGAACTCTGCGAACCTCGCGCTGTGGTCGGAGGCCGCCTACTTCGCCACGCTGCTGGCTGCGGCGAGCATGTTCGAGGCCGCGCGGTATCTGCACTCGGTCGGCGCGCCGCTCTCCGTGGCGAGACTGATTCTGCTGGGAGTGTAGGCAGTGAAGATCAGCACCGAATACTGGGCCAAGCCGATCCCGATCCGGGACTTCGATTGGGTCGCGATCGACAGCGACACCTATGACGGCGCTCCGGATGCGCATTGCCCGGTCGGCTACGGTGCGACCGAGGAAGAAGCGATCGGCGACTTGATCCTTCAACTATGGACAGCCGCATGAGAGACGAAGAAAACGACCGCCCCGCGTGGGGCAAGCGCGATCCATTGGAGGTCGAAGCCAAGGTCCAGCGCCAAGAGGAACTGATGGCATCACTATGCCTAGCTTGGCAACGGCCCTGTGATGTATGCGGACACGGGTTCCAACCTTTGGAGACAGCTTGCGGCGATACGGGTGGTGGTTGGTATCACCAAAGGTGCGCGCATCTCGCTAAGCCAAAGCCAGAAAAAGTGATTACTGACATAGTCGAATGTGGCTGGTTCGATCAGCATGGCGGATACGGAATTCAGATCATTAAGAATGACAATTCATGACTCAGTTCATCTCCCCGATGCACATCTGCGACAAAGACTTGATCGAGTTCGACGGCAGCGAATATCGGGTGCGCTTGTATCCAGCCGCCCGCAATCGCATCCAAGTCGAAGTCGATCTGATCGAAGGCGGCTGCACTATCGGCATATTCGCGCGCGCCTATGCGGACAAGAACGATGACAGCATCGAGGAAGCGGTGATCGACTGCATCTCTGAGGTACAGGAACTGTGCAAATGAGCGACAAGCCGCTATCTGGTATGACTGAACAAGAATTAGAGCAAGAGTACAAAGCAGTCGATAGCATGGTTCATATAACAGCAAGCAAATTTGCATACGAGCGTTGCATAAAACGATTGTGGGATCTCGATGCAGAAATTAAAAAGCGAGTTGACGCAGAAGGACAAAAATGACCATGGACTACTACTCTGAACTTCGCGCGATGAACAACGCTCAGGCCGCCTATGACGGCCAGGAAGCGTCGGAATACTACGAGGACGGTGAGGACTTCGACGAGGTGATGCTTGCCAAGCAACGTGAAGATTCGGAAGACGAACGGCATCAAGCCAGACGCGACGACGATGAATATTCAGCGAAGGAGCAGGGATGAGCGCGCACACGACCGGGCCGTGGCATATAGACGGATCGGATGTTTTCGCTAAGGATGACTCTCTGGTCGTCGATTGCTCGATCGCTATCGCCCGACCAGATCTGGAAATATGCGCAAACGCCCGCCTGATCGCCGCCGCCCCCGATCTATTGCAAGCGCTCGACGATCTGCTTCTCTGCATTGAAGTCGACGCGTTGATGCCGGAATCGGTTTCATTCATGCGCCAAGCACGCGCCGCAATCGCCAAAGCCACGGGCGCCGAGAGCAAGGAGGCCGCGTGAACGTCCTCGCCACGTACGAACTAGGAGAGCCGCAGGCGTTCCGCCCAGCGCCGACGTTCGCGTACTGGTCGACGGCCAAGCTTGGCGATATGGTCAAGCTTGCCCGCGATCTGCTCAGGGAAAAGCAGGCCGCGTTCGACGCAACGCTGGAGGTCGAGCGCCGCCGCGGGAAACGCTCGTGGGAGTCCGAAGAGGCCGGCGATTACGTGCGGCGCGCCGAGGACCGGCTGCAGCTGATGGTGGCCGAGCTGCGGCGACGGGCATCGGAGTGCCTGACCGACCGGCGCAAGGGGCCGCGACTGGGGCAGGAGTATCGCCGGGAAGATATTTGGCGTCAGCTACCAGCGCCGATCATGAATCAAGTTGCGGTGGCGATGGAGTAGATATGGCTATCCCAGTCAATCTTGATGTCGAAGTCCCGCTGCCAACGCCTAATTTGTTGCTGACACACTTCGGTCATCCGCTAAAGATAAATAGTTTGCAACAGTTGCACGACCTTCGCGCCGCCGCCTACCGTGCCGGGCTAGAAGCTGCGGCGAAAATTGCTGATGAGTGGGGCGAAATGTCGGTAGCTGAAACTATCCGTGCATTAAAGGATCAAGTATGACCGCCACCCACGTCGATCTGCCGTTTATCGACTCTTACGTAGATGGGCCAGGTCGTTTGCTCACGATCGAAATGGCCGAACGTTATGCCACTGCCGCCGTCCTTGCCGATCGTGCAGCGCGGCCCGATGCGGAGCCGGTGGCGGCGCCGTTCATAGTTAAGCATTACAGCGCAGATGAGCGACCGATCATCAAAGGTAACGGATTCGACGGACTGGAAGTTGGGAAGGATCGAGCAGAGGCGGAGGATTTCGTCTCGTGGGTCAATGCTCATATCGCCGCTCCGCCAGCCGATGCGAAGGACGCGGCGAGGTATCGGTGGCTGCGCAGGACCGGCGGCAAATGGACGATGCAAGACGGGCGCAAAGTTGATCTATTCGCCGAGTGGAACGATGACGTGATGGCACCTGATGCCGAAATGGATGCGGCTATCGACGCCGCCATGCTCGAAACTCCGACGAAGGAGGCGACGTGAGCATAGGCCCACTAATGTGCCAGTACTGTGGGAGACCTATGTCAGCGTTCGTCCAAGTCGGCGGCTTGTGCTACCACGAAGAATGCACGCATGGCCCTGATTATCGCCCGCGCTATTACGGCGGCAATGTTAGTGACTGGGCTAAAGGCGTCGTTCCATTATCAGAACAAGATGTGCGTCGCATTGTGCGCGAAGAAGTTGAGCGCCTAAAGGATCAGATCGAGGCCGGATTGGGAGTGCGGCCTTGACCGTCGGCGCCCTCCTCCGCCGTGATCTGCGCGACCAGATCGCCGATCGCTTGGCCAGGCTGACTGCTGAGCAGCGGCTACTGCTTGCCGATTGGCTGATCGACCAGGACTACATGGTGACGGTCGAGGACTTCGACGAGCTGATTGGAAGACTGCCGGATGATGGGATGAAATGCTGATGAGGGCCATCTTCGATAATCATTTGTCCGATGCTGAGATTGAGCGTCTAGCATTGCTCGCCGAAGAAATGGGCGAAGCGTTACACGCGATCGGGAAAATTCTGCGGCACGGATATGACTCCGTTGATCCGACTGTTCGAACAAATAAGCAAATTGATAATCGTTCAATGCTTGAACAAGAACTGGGCGATGTGCGAGCTGCGATAGTGCTTCTTTGCAACGCAGAAGATGTCTCGAATGCGATGATACAAAATCGCTCCGTCGAAAAACTGGAGGCCGTTCGCAAATGGCTACACCATCAATGAGCCGCTATAGCGAGCCCGACAAAGACAGCACCGTCGAGCAGCTGCTCGGGGCGATCGCGATCCTGGCGCTGCTCGCGCTGCTCCTAGCCTGGGCCGGCTGGGTCACGAGATCAGACGAGCGTGCCCGCCGCGTTCTTGCAGCCGAGCAGTGCGGCGCAGCGCAGGCTGCATATGTGGCAGTCGACGACGGGCGCATCGTGTGCCTGGGCGGGAGTGGGAGAGCGCGGCGGTGATGCATTGGAATTCTGCGAGGGACGTATGTTCACGGGCCCCAATGAAATTGGAGTTGGGTGCTGGCGTGAGCCTCTGCATCGCATCCGGCGGGATGTCCCTGAACTATGCCGGCGGGAGTGGTGACGCGGTAATGGCGGCGTGAGAAAGCCTGGGGCCAGTAGACCACAGAACGGCTTGACAGCCGGAGAGACGGCAACGAATTGGCTCAGCGGCAGCGGACAGAGGGCTGTCTCACGGGGAATGCCGTCGCCGTGAGAACTGGAGCGTCGACAGCAATCGCGGACAAAGCCGAGCCAGTAGGACGCACTCAAGGCTTGACACCGCGGAGAGACGCGGACTTGACCCGGCCGCGGGCCGCAGCGGCAACGTTCGAAAGGGAGAGACGTGAGCATCGTCGCAGTCTGTCACAACGGCGTGAGTGTTTACGAGGCCATGCCCGCGAGCGACTATCACGCTGATCCGGCGCCGACGCCTAGCCTTTCCTCGTCGATCGCGAAGATCCTCGTGAACCAGAGCCCGATGCATGCTTGGTTTGCTAGCCCGCGCCTGAATCCAAATCACCGTCCGGAAGAGTCCGAAGACTTCGACCGCGGCTCAGCCGCGCACTCGTTGCTGCTCGAGGGCGACGATCGGATGGTCGAGTGCGAATTCAAGGATTGGCGCACGAATGCTGCAAAAGACGCGCGTGATGAGATTCGAGCAGCTGGCAAATTACCGCTACTTTCAAAGCATGTCGGTGCCGTCCGCAAGATGGTCGAGATTGCGAAATCATTTCTTGCAAAATCCGAGTTGGAATTGCAGATTGAAGACTGCTTCGCCGAGCGCACGGTGATCTGGCAGGCTGGCGGGATTTGGAAGCGCGCGCGTTTCGATCTGCAGGCGCGCGATCGGCCGATTCTGCTCGACTACAAATCGACCGAGACAGCGGACCCTCTCTCGTTCTCCCGCCAGATCATCGCGATGGGCTACGACGTGCAAGCCGCGCATTATGTTGAGGCGTATGCGACAACGGTTACCGCTGGGAAAGATGCGGATTTCATCTTCCTTGTCCAGGAGCGCACCGAGCCATTCGCCTGCTCGCTCGTCGGCGTCGATCCGATGATGCTGGATCTTGGGCAGCAGAAGTGCGAATTCGCCTCGAAGCTTTGGCGACAGTGTCTCGACAGCGGCAAATGGCCTGGGTATTCGAAGCAGATTGCATGGGCGAGTCCGCCCGTATGGGCGCTTGAGAATTTCGAGCAGAGGAAACAATCATCATGAGCATTTCATTCGGCCGAGCGGTCCGCAGCAACGTTAACCTGCTGATCGGTGTAGCGGGCCCGAGCGGATCTGGCAAGACCTACTCGGCGCTGCGCATGGCGTCCGGCATCACAGACGGCGCGCCATTCGCGGTGATCGACACCGAGCGCGGGCGGTCCAAGCACTATGCCGATCAATTCAAATTCGATGTGGCCGAGATGGAACCGCCTTTCTCACCAGCCGCATATTTGGAAGCGATCGAATCTGCCGACAAGGCCAACTATCCAGTGATCGTCGTGGACTCAATGTCGCATTCCTGGGCAGGCGACGGCGGGTGCATGGATATGCAGGAGGCCGAGCTGGACAAGCTAGCCGGCAACGATTACGCCAAGCGCGATAGAGTGAAATTGCTCTCTTGGTCGAAGCCGAAGCAAGAGCATAAGCGCATGGTCTACGGCTTGTTGAAGGTTCGCGCTCATGTGATCCTCTGTTTCCGCGCCGAGCCAAAAGTTGAGATTGCGAAAGAGGGCGATAAGGTCGTGATCGTGCCTAAGAAGAGTCTTACCAGTATCGACGGCTGGATTCCGATTTGCGAGAAGTCACTGCCGTTCGAGCTGACCGCCTCCGCGCTGCTCATGCCGGATCATCCTGGTGTGCCGAAATGGATCAAGCTGCAAGAGCAGCATCGGATCATGTTCCCACCAGGAGAAGTGATGGACGAAACTGCAGGCCGTGCGATCGCAACATGGGCCAGCGGTACAGAGGAAAAGAAAAACGGCATCATCATCGCCGACTGGGAGCGCTTGCTCAAGGAAGCGCCCGATCCAAACCAGCTAAAGGCGCTCTGGACCGATTGTGACAAGGCTTGCAAGACGGCGAAGGATGCGAAGGCCCGCGCACATTTGCTTATCGTCAAAGACGCGCGCAAATCTGAGCTGGGACTCTAACCATCACGGCCAGATGCCGGAATGATTGCGGCAAAACGAAAGGGAAGCGAATGAGTCCGTATGACGCAAAGACGTTGAACGAAGTTTGTTCGTTACGTCGCGATAATTTCGATCTGCCAACTTGTTGGATCCTTACAGACGGAGTCAACGTGACAATTTCGGAGCAAAAGAATGGAGAGGAGGCAAAACAATCTCTGACGCTGCCACGAACTCAATTCAATGCTCTCGTGCGTTGGTATCTGAGAGATCAGAAGAAAGTTCGCAAATGAATAATGACTGGATCACCTCGCGCGATCTCGCACTAGCGGTTGCGCTAATCGTTATCGGCGGCGGGCTGCTGCTGTGGTATTTGAAATGAGCGACCTGCGAGCGCTGCTGCAAGAAGTTACTGAAAATTGGGAAGATCTGCGTGGGCATGAGTGGTGGGAGGATTGGCATCGCAGAGTTAGAGCCGCGCTATCCGAGCCTTTGCCGGAGCCGGTGGCTGAAGTCGAGGTGACTGGCGTGACGCAGCCATCGACTGAGATTACCTGGCTCGTACCGCTTCATAGATTCAAGGGGAAGCATCTGCTCTACGCCGTCCGGCCCACGGCCAGCCCGTCTGATGCGATCCCTGAAGGATTGGACTTCGCTCGCCAGAGGAACATGGGAGTCACCGATGAATGGCTGCGCGGCTGGGAAGGGGCTCGGCAATTTGCAATGGGCAATACCGGGCCCAATCCGTGCAATGCGCCTCTGTCTACCATGGACGATGCGAAGGATGCGGCGAGGTATCTTGAAGCGCTGACCAAGATCGCTTCTTATCGCGAGGGGCCGGTTGTCAATTCGAGCTTTGATGAACCGGAGTCGGCGAAGATCGCCAGAGCCGCCATCGAGCGGGAGGGAGGAGCGTGACTCCTGAAATAATTGCTGAGATATCAAAGCGAGAATATAAGGCACTATCGAATGGGGTGATGCTCCTTAGAAATTATGCGGAGCATTGGAAAGGCGCGTTTTCCAGGCTGCATCCGATCACTCATTTAGTGCTTTGGGATACGCGCGAGGATGAGAAATTATTCAAACACACTTGCGAGACGGCCGATAAGTTAGAGCGCATCTCGAATGGGAAAGAGCCATGACCTCCCCGCCGGATGTGCAGAACGTGCCGGATGTGTGGCCCCTCTTGAAGCGGATGCGGGACTACATGGAGAACAACTCTGGTCCTGGCTCGTGGGCTAACGAAGTGATCAGAGAGGCGGATGCCGCCCTCGCCCAGCGCGACCGATTCGTGCTGGTGCCGAGGGAGCCGACACAGGCAATGGTCGACGCAACCTATGAGGCTCGAAACAAAGGAGTTGATATCGGCGAGTCGATCTACTATCACATGGTCAAAGCCATGATCGCTGCGACGCCATGTCCGCGTCACGATCCATGCGAACGCGACGCAAGCGGCTACTGTGCGCGCTGTCATTCGGAGGCATATCCGTGACTCCTGCCGACGATCTACCACCGCTGCCTCGTCCGATGTCAGAGTACAGCGGATGGGCCTTCGACGAGCACCAGATGCGCGCCTACGCCCTTGCCGCCCGCGCCGATCTGGTCGCTCGATTGGAGCTTTGTGACAAAGGCGTCCGCGAAAGAGATGTGACGATATGGCAGCGAGACGGGAGGATCAGAGAACTTGAGACGGCAGTATCGGCCCACGGAACGGCAGAGTATTACCGAGATTTGCAGGACAAAGCTCAGCGCGCCGAAGCGGCCGAGGCGCGGGTGCGAGAGTTGCAAGCTGACCTAGTATGTGCATTTGATGCAATCGGAACGGCTGGTGTAGACGGCCCGCTTAACCTGATTGATGCTGCCGAGGAGTTGCGACAAGAACGCGACGCCCTCCGAGCGCGGCTGGAGGCGATCCAGAAGCAGCCGACGATAGCGTGGAGATACGAGAGGACCGATCCTAGTGATAAATACGATCTTTGGGAATTTTGTGATTACCGACCAATGCCAGGAACTATCGCGCATGATTTTCATCGTGCTAGAAACATTTTAGAGCTGATCGAGCGCCCGGAGCTGTTATGACTAAATGCGTATGGGTTGTCGAACGGCTGGATCGCAAGAAATGGTCCATGAGTTACGCGGGTGGTTTGCCGACTAAACTAGAAGCGGAAGCATTCAAGCGTTGGTCTGAAGTTACGCACTTGGACCACCATGGCGAGAGCAAATACGAATTCCGAATCGTCAAATATGTGCCGGATCTGCCAGAGTGAACGATTACTGGTACCGCTCGACTCCTGGTGATCCGCCCAAACGCGAGCCGAAGGATGACGCCATGACCGGCGAAGGCTATCCGATCACCGACAACGCAGCATGGCTGATGAAGTGGATGGCACGCCATGGCTTCGCGCTGACGCTCGCGGCGCTGGCCGAGCTGGCGCACAGGATGGACGAGCTGCGGGACGGGACGGAGCAGAGGAAGACGGCGCCATGATCTGTACCCCATGCTCGCTACAGCTTGGCCTAGACACCGATCCGCGCCTCACAAAGTCGGCGGCCTATTGCGAAAGATGCGGGCGCCTAATGCTGTGCGTGAACCGCGTCGATGTTGGAATTCAATCAGGTGCCGTGCTTTCAATGAAGGTAATACGCGCGCAAAAAGAGCCAGAGCAATGATCCTTCGCCCAGCCTTTTGGACACTACTTGCGCTCGTTCTGATGTGGGCGCCAGTGCTGATCGAGCGATTGCTGGATGTGTGACGCGGGAGGGCACATGTGACCATTCGCGGCTATGGAATGTGACCGGAAAGGTCAGATGCGCCAGCTCAGGACTGCCATCCTGGCTGGCGCGGTAATTGCAGATGTCTATTTCACTTCAACGAAAGGACTGAAAATGCGTAACAGGAATTCAGGCTTCACTTTGATCGAGTTGATGATCGTGGTCGCGATTATCGGCATTTTAGCCGCAATCGCGATCCCGCAATATCAGACCTACACCGTGCGCGCCAAAGTCACAGAGGGCCTATCGCTCGCCAACGCCGCGAAGATCGCAGTCGAGGAAGGCTTTACCTCGAACGACGTTGCCGGCGTCACTGCGGCTGCGGCAGCCTTCGCCGCTACCATGTCCGCCACGCAGTACGTGACCTCGGTCGTGATCAGCACGGCAGCGCCGATCGGTCGCATCACCATCACCTATGCGGCCCCGGCGCAGATCGCCGGATCGACGCTGCTCCTGTCGCCTTACGTCGGCGGGGCGGCGCTCGTGGCCGGTGCAGTGGGCCCTATGCAATGGGCGTGCACCAGCGCGACGAACATCACGTCGAAGGCGATCATCGCAGCGGGCGCACCGAGCGGTTCGGTTGCAGCGCAATACGCGCCGGTTCAATGCCAGTAAAGATTGTGGGTGGTAAGCGCAAGTGCGCGAGTGATGAAGCTAAGTCGCTGCGGTCTGCAAAACTGCTGGTTGGCGACACCGGTTCGACTCCGGGTCACTTTGCATCCTGGGTAGCGCCAGGACCGCCCTACCCAATTTAACCGCCCTTCGGGGCGGTTTTTTTCGGCCAAGCTGCTATGGCTTCGACGACGGCTGCGTGCTGTTCGTCTGCCACGCGCGCACATCGCTCAAGAAGCTCCGTAGCTCTGCTGAGAAATCCACAGGCTGCGAAGCCGCTTGCACCGCTGCAGCCGGCGCCGCTTCCGGCTCGTTGCACGGAACCGCCACCGCCTGTTGCCCGTCCGGCAGCTTGGGCGGAGGCAAGGGTGTCGCGCACGCGCTGAGCGTCAGTAGCGTTGCGATCGGCCAGAGCACGTAGTTTTGTGACAGTTTGCAGGTGGTCATTTTCGGCCTTCTTCCGTTGCCTCTGATCGGCCAGGCGTTCGGTCTCGAGATCGGCCTGGGCCTGGGTCAGCAGATCGTGCTCGGCGTTGAGCTTGTCCTGCCACTGATCCTTAAGGGCTTGGACGTCGGCGACGTGCGCCGCCTTTTCCGTGGCCAGCGCTTTATCGTCGCGCCAGCCCTCTACCCTGACACCACCTGCGAACATCGCCCCGGCTGCCAACACGCCGGCCACTGCCTTTACCTGCCACGGGATCAGCGACACTGGCTCATCGCTTCCTGAACCATGCCGAAAGCTGCTGCAGCCACGAGAACGTGACTTCGCCGCAATAGATGGTCGGGCCGTTCGCGCTGATTGCCGATTGCTGGATTTCTTGCTCGATCTGTGCGGCGGGCGCTGGCGCCTCTACGGGGACCGGGGGCGGCCGTGGGGCGAGCCAGAGCGGTAGGTCACTCATGCTACCGCCGTGGCGGGTGCATCGAACGATCCTGGATCATTGCCAACGGACCAGGCGATCTCGACCTCGATATCCGCCCCGCCTGTCGCCGCCATCAGGCCGTCGAAGGCAGCCCCGGAGCGTTGGATCGCCATCTGTGGCTTGCCGCCATGGATGGCAGGGGTGAGCACACCGACCGCTTCGCCGATGGTGAGGCAGCCCTCCAGATCGCTGTGCAGCCCCTTTTCGACGTCGCCGGCCCAGTTGGCGCGATGCAACAGGATCCCGGTCCGCCCCGGCACGTCCTGCAGTTCATAGACCATGCCGAACTTCGGCCGCCCGACGCTTGCCCCGTCGATCAGCCTCGCGCGGTAGACGCCGGGCGGGATGCAGGACAAACGATGCCGGTTATCGCGCCATGGCAATTCGAGGGAATCCCAGGTGGTGATGCCGACCAGGGTCGCCGCGCCGAACGTACCGGCATCGGTGCTCGGTCCGCGGCTGATGACCAGGCGCAGCATGGTTACCTGCTGAGCGATGCGAACACTAGGACGAACACGACGGCCGCGAACAGCGCAATCAGGCCGTAGGGGTTCACGCTGACGCTATCCAGAACAGCAAGATAATCAGCGTGATGGCCGCCGGCAGCATGTTGCATGTCCTCAATTTACAAGGCTTTCAGTGCCTTGGATAGGGCGCCACTGGTAGCCGGCGCGCGGCCCGCTCCACTCGCATCCGGCGGCGCGGTCGACGCTAATCGACCAGCAACACCACTTCGTGCCGGTCCATCGTGCAAAGCGCTCGGCGGTGCCGATCGGCTCGAGCGTCACATGGTCGACCATGGTGACCAGCACCGGGTAGACCCCTGGCACGCCGGGCTTGATTTGGGAACTGAACCACATTGCCATATCGAAAACTCTACCGCGAACGCCACGGAGTTAAAGCTACCGCGAAGCCGGAATATCGTGACAATTCGACGATGGGCGATCGGCCGCATCTGCGCGAAGTTGACGTCGACCTGGGCGAGCCGGTGGGACAGCGCTCGCGCAGCAAGTCCATCATGGCGCTGGTTTTCCCCATCGGCGTGGTCGCGTCCATCATCGTCGGCGCGGTCGTGATCAGCTTCGCCGTAGGGCAAAGGAACGAGAAATTCGACAACTTGGCCGATTCGGTCAAGGAGATCAAGACGGAGATGTACCGGCGCTCGGACGCCGAGGTGATGAACGTGAAAATGGACAATCTCGATAAGCGCGTGACCGTCCTGGAGACGGCACGCCAGCAGCACGTCGACCGGGTAACAGCCAAGGTTGAGAAGCAGGAAGACGACCTCTTCACCAGGGCACAGCACTGGATTACGGGGAGCGGGAAACGATGACTGTCGAGCTCATCATGCTCGGCGTAGTTCTGTGGACGATTTGGGCAATCTAAAGCGCTAGGATTTCTTGTCTGCGTCGCTATCGTGGCGCGTGTACTTGGCCTGGATCCATTCGGCCGCGATCTTGGGCGCGATCAATATGATCACATAGACGCCAAAGACATAGAGGAAAGTGGTCGGTTGCTGCAGCCAGCTTGCAGCGGTGTTCATCAGCGCCCAGGTACCGAAGATTACGCCGACGAGATAGCCGATATGTTTCATCGATGCTTTGTCTTCAGGCCCGCGCAGCGCGTCGACTAAGCTGAAATCGTCGCGCTTGTTCGCCTTGCGCATGAAGCGGGCGAACATCACAACGGCCACGATCAGCACCACGTTCAGCGGCTGGAACCATTGCACGATGATCGCAGAGACGGCAGGCACGATTCCGGACCAGTCCACGGTGGTCGCGGCGGTCAGGGCCTCAGCAGCCGGTGTGGAATCGGACATATCTGAGGACTCCTGGGGAAGCGCCGCAAGCTGGAAAATTACGCGGCTGCCGTTCGATTGGATCCTCCGAAAAGGACGGGCTTGACTTGTGGCGTTAAGGCACGATTTTCTTGGCTGCCTGCTCCGCAGCCTGCAACAGCGCTCTGGCCTTCGCCTTGTGGCCGATCCACCACCACCAGATGCCGACAGCAGCGGCGCCGCCGATGAAGCCATATACGTAGGGAAGAATCGTTGTCATCAGTCTCTCTCCTATGTCTGCCTGATTGTGATGTAGGTACTGCCCCCTACGCATAAATAATTTCCGCTGAACGCAAGGCTCGAACTGACGTTGAGTGTCTGATTCGGAGCGTTGGTGATGACGATGGCGCGCATGCTGAGCCAGCCGTAGACGTCTCCATTGGCGCCTGCAATGTTCACGTTTTGTGGATTGGCAACGACCGGGCCGACGATCGTTGCGGCCGAGCCACCGAAGTAAATCCCGCTCAGCACATTGGATGTGGCGCTTGGATTTTGGAAGACTCCGGAGAAAAAGACATCGTAAGTCCCAGCATTCGCCAGTGTGATGGTACCGGCCGCATTGGTTATGCCAGATCCGGACGATGTGCCGCTGGTATTGAAATTGACGATGCTGCCGCTGCTCGTGTTCGCGCCCGCCAGGAAAGATGCGGCGTTGACGGCAGTCGTCACAAAGTTGGCTGCGGTGATTGTCCCGCTGGCCGTGATGTTGGCCGCCCCGGTGATCGAGAAGCCGCCCATCGCCAGCGCGCCGGCCAGTGTGAGCGAGCCGAGCGTGGAGGCGCCGGTCGAGGCGATCGCGCCGCAGGTAAGCGTATTGGTTCCGATGTTGACTGAGCCGGTACCGGTGATGGCACCGACCGAGAGCGCGTTTAGCGTGGTGGCGCCTGTGACGGTCAACGCGCCGGTCGTGAACGAGGTCGCAAAGGCGGTGATTTGCGCTTGCAGGCCGGAGATGTCAGTCGCGCTGGCCGTGGCCGGAACGTTATCCCAAGTGCCTATCGTCGTGCTGAACTGGTCCTGCTCGACCAGCTTGTAGACCTGCCCCTGCGTGAACCAGATTTCATTAGGCACGCGACCATTCGCATCCAGGATGATCGGATTGGCATTCGGTGTCGCGCCGGTCGAATCGGTGAACGTCGCTTGCGGCGTCGAGGTACCGGCCGCATAGGTGAAGATCTGCCCGTTGATGTTGGGCGTGATCCCCTGCAGGTTATTCAGAAAACGCTGCGCGCCGAAGCCTAGCGCCGGGGCGATTGCTACGGTCATGGCGCTGCGGCTCCTTTAGGAAAGTATTTCTCGACGTTCGCCCGCATCTGCTTGCGCATCTGCAGCGCGCGCGTAGTGGCCATCCGATTGGTTAGAAAGCTGCCCATTTGCGAGCCGAAGAAACCGGCTGCCGCGCCTCCCGTCATGCCTCCGCCAGCAGCGAGTTCGGCGCCAGCACCTGCAATGCCTGCGCCTGCCTTGATGCCGAGCGATTGCGCAAGCGTCAGGCCCTGCACTGCGGCACCAGGATAAGCATGCTGATTTTCCAGGATGAAGCCGGCATCGTTCAAAGTGCGGAAGGTCCGCAGCTCATCGGGCGTGAAGACCTGACCCATCCGGTACGCGTTCGAGTTGACCGTTTTGTTGAAGTTGCGCGGATTCCAAGATTCAGTCGTGGCGCCTGCATTGGTCGCGTTCTCGGCAAGTTGCTGACGGACTTCCTGCAAAGCCTTGTTCGAAGCATCTATGGTCGCTGTATCAATGCCTTCGATATTGCGGATGCCTTTGAGCGTGCCGACGATGTGCTTGAACTGGTCCAGGTCGCCCATGGTGGCCACACGCTGCGAGACCTGATTGAAAGGCACGGTGCGGTTGCCGGATTCGTCCTGTAGCAACGAGCTGATCCCCTTGGGATCCCCGAGCGTTTTCTGATACTGCGACCACAGACCGCGTGCAGCCTTGAACGTGTCGGCCCCACCCGCTTGCGCGACGTCGCTATCGAGCGCCTGTTTGACTTGCGCCATGGTGCGGCCGGTTGCCGGTGTGCCGGTCTGATTGAGCCATTGCCGGAAAGCTTCCGCAGCGCCAACCGTGTTCGGTCCCTGCTCGCTACCCCAGCCTTCGGTATGAAAGCGGTCGACCTGAGCATCAAGCGCATCGAGCAGCGGCCGATTGTTCTGCGCGACCAGCGTCTGCCGAAAGTCGGAATCCTTCAGCAGTGCATCCAGATTCGTGCTCTGGACCGGCCCGGTCGCATTGGCGCGCGCCTGCGTGTACAGATCCGAGGCGCGTTTGTTGAACCATTCATCGAGCTGGGCAAGAGGCGCCACAATGTTGCGGCCCCGCATGTCCAGGGCCTGCTCCTGCGGCAGTTGCGGGCCGGATTGCGTGCCGCCTGCGGCATCGCGGATCTTCTGCGCGTAGTTGCGCAGCGCGCCCTGCTCATCGGCGAACTGCTGCTGCAACACATCGCCTTGCGGCCCTGGCGTGCGCGATGTCATCACCTCGCTGGCCTGGGTCTTCGGATTGCCGCTCAGCGCTCCATTACGAAACCCAGCGCCAGTCTCATGAACGCCGATCGCATGTAACACTTGGGCGCGTTCGCCCTTTGCGGTTTCTGGCAGATCTGCGCCAACCGTCGACTTTTTGACAGTCGGGAAAAACGCTTGTCTTGTCGGAGTGGAAAGCTGAGCCGCAGCCGGTAGCTGCTCGACGGGTGTCGCTATTCCAGAGAATTCAGCAGGGAGCGCAGATACTCCCGGTCCCGCTGCTCCTGCTCGAACTGCTGCATTGCCTGCGCCTGCGCCTCCAGCTCCGCCAACGGCACCGGCCGATATCGGTTCCACGGCGGCCCCACCTGCAGCCCCGGGCCCTGCCACGGCTGCAGGAGCTGCCCCTTCAGCGGCTCCTGGCTCGATCCTGGCTGCGACTGTTTCACGTGGAACACCGCGGCCCCGAGCGCCCGCCAGAGCAAGGCCAACAGCCGGCCCAGCAGCAAGAAGGGCACTGACAGCAGGAGGAGCGCCGCGCTCAGCAGCCACATCAGCAAGCCCAATGCCAGCCTGATTGATCTTTGAACCGATGTAATCCAGCGCCTGACTGCCATAGCGTCCTACGTAGGTCTGTGGTTCGCCTCCGAGCTGATCGAGCAAACCAGACCAGCGGGCTCCGGAGGTCAATGGAGCCATCATGGATCGGCTCCGAGCTACATCCCAGATATTACCCGCAGCGGTGGCTGCAAGCTGACCTGTGCCCTTGATGAAATGCGTGCCGATCTCGAGCGCGCCGCGGCCTGCCTCGCGCAGCAGATCGTCCCTGGAGAGGTCGATCGGAGTGGCGGCGGCGGGTGGCGCCGGACCGCTGGCGGCGGGCGCCTGAGTCGTTGCTGGCGCCTCTGCGGCGATCGGCAGAGCATTCCACTCGGCCGCATAGTCCGATTTGGCTGGCGACGCGCTGGGCGCTCCCGTGCCGTGGATCTCGACCGTGTAATCGCCGCTCTTGGCAGGCTCCTGCGTCGGCAGCGAGTTCCACTCGGAGGCAAAATCGGTCACTGGAGCAGCCCCGCATCCTGCAATTGCTTAAGCTTGGCGCCGAACGCGGCTTGGTCAGCGGCCTTTGGCATCGATTTCTTAAACGCTGTCTTTTCCTGCGGCGACATGTGCTGGTACTGAAACGCGCGCGGATCGCCCATCTCGGACCACCGTTGTAATCCTGCAACATAGCCTTCCGGGTGGCCAGCGTCAGCGGCTGCCTTGGCCGGCGCTAGGTATTTCTGCTTGGCCACTGCTGCTGCTCGTTGCGAGATCAGCTGGTCAACCGTGCCTGCAATGGCATCCTTGGTCATGTGCCAGTTCGGATTGGCGACCTCGGCCAGCATCCGGGCAGCATCGGTATTGCCACCGGCCAGCGCCAGCATGTTCTGGTTCTTGGCGAGCTCGTCCGTTGCCGTGGCCTGCATCTGCCGTGAATCCATGCCGAGTGCGCCGGCCAGCTTGTCGATCAGTAGGCGCCTGTCTGCACCTGGTCCTGTAGCGGCCGCCGGCGCCAGCTGCTTGATCGTCTGCAGGATCCCGATGTCCCGCTGGGCATTGGAGGCCGACGCCACCGTCTGATCCCAGTCCCGGTTGATTGTCCCAACCGTGCCGCCGACTGCTGCCTCCTGGCCCAGGATCGCTGAGGCTGGCAGCGAGCGACCAGCGCCGGACACGACTTTGGTTCGATTCTCGGCGGTGTCGAAGTACTGGGAGCCGATCGGAAGCTGTTTCTCGGCTATCTGCGCGCCAGTGGTGATCGATGGCGGCTTGGCACCCACTGAGGGCTGCGCAGTCGTTTGGCGCACCTCCTGGCCGGTATCCAGCGCCCCAGCGGTCGGTGCCAGTGCGCTTTGCTGCTCGGCCGGTGCCATGAGCCCCTGAGATGCGCGGATCGCGGTATCCGGCAGCTTTTTCGGATCCGTCATCGGAATGATCGTCTTGTAGGCGTTGGCCAGATTTGCGATATCCGTATTGCCCGGGTTCTCCTTCACCACGTTGTCGATCTCCGCCGTGTAGGCGGCCGGATCGGTGATGCCTTGGCGCCCTAAGACAGCGATCGGCCCGGCGAACAGCTGCCGCTGGGCCGTGGTCATGTTCTGCTTGGCGGTGGTGGCCTGCGTTTGCGCGCTCGAGAGCGTGGCCATGTGCCCCATGTAGTCTGGGCCGGTCAGCGGCGCGATCTTCGGAACAGCCGCGTTGATCTTGTCCATATCGATCCGGCCGCTGGTCATGAAGTTGTCCGGATTCGACGTGAAATCCTGCAGCGCAAGCCGTTCCTGGTTGGCCTGCTGCGTCTTTTGCAGCGCGATCTGCTCGCCCTGAAGCTGAGTGCCGGCCCGCTGCTGCTCAATCTGTCCTGTCTGATAGCCCTGCACGCCGCGGGCAAGATTCAGGTACGAACCCATGGTCTGAGCTGGGCCGCTGCCCGGATTGAATCCGGTGATGATGGAAGGATCGAGCGCCATGGCCTATTGCTGCAGGTAAGAAGGCGGGCCCATCGGCTGATTTTGATTGTAGTAACCGTAACCGGAAGGCGGCTGCTTGCTGAGCATCTGACTCATCGCGCCATAGCCGGCCAGATTGTTGATGGCACCACCTATCGCATTGGCCTGGCCGATGGTTCCGGCAGCTTGCGCGCTGCCCATCCCGGTCTGAACGTTGGCGATGTTGCCGGCGTAACCTGCGCCTATCTGGCCCAGTCCGAGCGCCGAGCCCTGGCCGAGCTGCGACATTCCCATCAAGCGCCCATAGGTCGCATTCTGTTGCTGCATCCAGCGGTCATAGGCGTTCTGGTAGCCGGTGCTCGCATAGTTCTCGGCCCAGCTCGCCAGACCCTTCTGAGCCGCGCCGCTGAGCGCTCCTGAGCCTGCCCCGGCCTGCGCATTCATGGTCTGCAGGCCGATGTCCTTCATGAACCCATAGGACGGGTCCTGATTGGCCAGGTAGTCCTGCGGGCTGAACGACTTGGTGAGCTGTCCGCCAGGCGCGAGCAGTTGCGACAGGTAACCCGATGCCTGCTGCCCCTCGCCGATGAATGGCTGGACATTGCCCTGCGTCTGCCCGTACATACCCTGCAGCGTGCCGATCGCCTGCCTGCCTGCATTGATCTCAGAGCCGGCCGCAGAGCCCGCGGCGCCAGCACCGATCAGGCCGCTTACTAGTGATCCGCCGCCAATTGCGGCTGCAACCCAGGACATGAGAGTTCCTTCACTTCATTGGCTGCATCAAAGAGCGCGGTCGGATCGTCTTCCATCAGCTCGCGCTCGATCGCGATCAAATCCTGCGTCGGATGATCCAGACGATGCACGGTCATGCAGACTGCATCGGTCACCGCCAGCACCGCGCGCTTGGTGCCTGGCTTGGATACCAGCAAGGTGGGCGCCGTGTATTCGGCGGCGGTTGCCCCATCGTCATCGCTCACGCGTACGGTACCGGTAGCCACGATGTAGAAGTGCTCGCGCTTGTGCACCTTGCCGACAATCAGCGTGCCGGCCGGCCGCGGCAGCCAGCGGCAGTACATGCCATCTGCAAAAAAATGCGAGGTCGGTAGCTGAACCTGCGGCAACTTCGCCATCTGGCGCTGCAGCGCCCAGATTTTACTGTCAGCCAGTGCGTTATTCATAGAAAACATGGATGATCGGGCCGGCGCCGATCGCGGTGGCATCCGAGTCGATCGCATTGGCCGTGGTCGCGAGCCACAGCGTGGCATTGGAGCAGATCGGCTCGGTCGGATTGATATGCTTGTCGGTGGAAGCCGCGACCATGTAGGTCTGCCAGATAGCAGTTGTTCCCACCGCTGGCGTCACGTTGCCGCTATAGAGCTTGATGTAGATGATCGCGGCCGTGGTGTTGACCACGTACAGGCCCGCGAAATTGGCGCCGACGTCTCTGATCTTGGTCAGATTGGTCGTGTTGGCCGCTACCAGCCGGAAAACGCTTGCGCTCATATCTTCCCCTTAGACCGGTAACTCGGCCCACATCATTCCCAGATTCACAGCAGAAGCCGCCGAGGCCGCGCCGAGCGCGACGAAGCAGATGACGCCGCCAGGAGGCACCACAATCACGCCCTCCAGGTCTTCATAGAAACCTACGTCCTCGCCCGTGGTCGAGATGGCCGCCGTGTTGTGCATCACGTCAAACATCGCAACCGGCGCTGTGGCCAGAGTCGCCACGCTGTAGGCGATGGCGGCGCCGGCTGATCCGCCCAAGTAATTGTTGCCATAGGACGATGATGCCGTCGTGCTGGTCGGAGCGGTCGACTGTCCTGTGCCGCGCGCCAGTGCAATGCCGGTCAGCGTGGCGGAGGTCACTGCAACATCACCGGATATTTTCAGGATGTGCAGATCCACCGCGTTGGCCTGGCTGCCCGCGCTCGAATTCCAGACCACGAGCCCGGTCATGGCGGTACCAGCCAGCGCGAGCGTCTGCAAGGCGCTGCGGGCGGTATAAACGAATCCTGACTTGGCCAGAGCCGAATAGCGCGGCATGACCTCGGAGATGCCAATTTCGCCCATCCATAGCTGCATGAGATTCTGCGGACCGGTCTCGCGGGCTTTGGTCAGGGCAACTACTGTCGTGCCTTGTAACTGCATATGGGCTCTCTCCTATGGCATCGCCAAGTCAATATCCGAGCGCAATTCTTCCGGATCGATATTGGAACCATCATTCAATTGAGCAATCGCCAGACTGATGACTCTCGATTCCACTATCGAGCTTTCCAGAAGATCCGCCAAGCGCTGCAGTTGATTCGACAGTCCCTGCACCGTGGCAGACGTTATCTGAGTCGGCGGAAAGTTGGACACCGACACCGTACCTGATACTGCCTGCGGCGATGGAAAGTTCAACACGTTCACACCCAGCGTCGGACTCGGGATGATGATCACGGCCATCAAGCCGCCTCCCCGCCGCTGGCGTTGATGGTGCATCCCAGGCCGCTCGCCTGCACCTGGATCGTGTCTCCCGTGTTCAACACCTGCGTTCCGGTCCATTGCAGGATCGAATTGCCAGGCACCGAGATGCCAGGAATCAGCACATTGCTGGGGCCGGCTGATCCACCGCTGGCCACCAGGTACACGTACACCGAGAGCGGCGCGCCCGTTGCGTTGCCGATATCGATGTCTTTGAGGAAGGTGCGCGTGGCATTCGGGACCGTGTACAGCACCGCGGGCGCGATCAGCATGGCAGCCTGACCGAGCTTGACCGGGGTGACGGTTTGGAAGGCCATCGGCTAGTAGAACGAGAGCCATGTCAGAACGCTCGATGTGCCACTGCCAGCCGTGGCCACCGGGCTGGGCGAGGTACTGCCCCCAGCATTGGAGCCCTGCCCCGGATTGCCGCCGATCGAGGCCGCAACGAACTGCGGCGAGCGGAAAAAACGATACCAGACCGCATCGCACATCCATTGCTTGCGCTGCTCGTCATAGCGCACAATCGGCTGCTGAATGTCAGGCGCTGGCATGGTGGGAGAGACAGGTACCGTCATTGCTCGACCTCAGACATCAACGTTGCACCAATCAGGTCGCGCGGCACCGCATCGATGACTTTCAAGTCATAGACCCGATCGCGCGAATAGCCCAGGTTGTAAGCGACCGAGCGATTCTTGTACTGGCCGATCTGCCCCATCGGCATCAGTTTCTCATTCCCGAAGGTCTTGCCGCCATCATCGGACCATTTGAGAATCATCTGTGGCCTGGCAACAGTCGACGTCGATTGTGATGAAAACGGCGCTGTTGGTGGAGTGAAGTTTGAGTGATATTGAGCTATCAGACTTATGCGGATCTCATCATAGAAACCTGGACAGCTTAGACTTTGTATGCTGCTGTCGCCGTAGACAAGATTGCCTCCCAAGTAACAAGGGTGGGTCGCTCCAACAGCAGGTATTTGCATATCCCACGCCACCCCGTCCAGATACGAAGTCCACTTTTGATGACCGTCAGAAATGTTTACCTGTGCTACCAGCGCCATATGATGCCAAGTGTTCAACGACAAGGCGGGGGACGGAGGTGAAACATAACTCCAGGGCGCTATACAACTATTGCTCACTAAGAAGTTGAGTCGCCCCAACGTATCCATGAAGCAGTTTTGACCAGAAAACGCCGGGGACGGATGATGCGAAAAGATGTTGGCGTTGACACCTGGAAGCGCCATGATGAAAATAAACTGCTCAATCGTGTATTCGGACGTCGGAATTCGTACCGAGCCAGGCGCGGTTCCGCATTGAATGCCATTAGCGCCAACACTTGGGATCCGTAAAGACGATTGACCGAATTTCGCTTGCGCAGTTGAGAGCGTAGCTGCCCCAAGAAAGACGATCGGAGCGCCATAGACATCGGTTGTGGTAGTCGCTCCGTTGGCTCCATCACAATGCAGCAGCAGCATCACATTCGGATCCAACGCGCCCCCGCCGCTGCCGCTGCCTCCGGCATTTGAGATGAACCCAGGCGTGCCGGCAGTACCGACTCCGGGGGCGGTCTCGATCTGCAACTGATGATGAAAAATTCGCCGCCTGGATTGCTTATCCCAGATGTGGCCGGTGCGTCGCCACGAAACAAGCGGATTGCCGCCGTCTATTGGCAGCGAGCGATCCAGCCAAGCAAGTGCCCCCGTATCCCAGGTACCGATCAGCCGGCGATTTATGAAATTGATGACGCAGTTGCCGCGATGCCTGTGATACTGGCCGAGCGTTGGATTAAAACTCAGCCGCTCGTGCCACAGACCGGTACCGGTGTCATAGACCCAGGTCACATCGGCGGTGGGAAAGGTCAGAACGTAGAACTCGTGGCCGTTCTCGATGTAGCTCCAGCCCAGAGCATCGGCCACCGTCGCATAGGAGCTGATGGCAAAATCGATTGCATGGGTCGACACGCGGTCATAGTCGAAGCCCTGCGTGCGGATCACGAAGTTCTGACCGCGTTCGTTGGCCGCCAGCCACATCAGCCCCTTGCTGACCCGCGTAACCGATTGCGGTGCCGCGCATCCGATCTGCAATAGCACGCCCTGCATGCGGTTGAAGGTGAAGAACTGCGCGCCAGCGTCATACCAGACCTCGGTAGCGCGCTCCTTGGGCAGCCACAGCAGGCGCTGATCCTCGATCAGCGAGACGAGCAGATCGCCCGTCGCATCGGCCACGGCAACCGCGGTCGGATCCCATTTTGTGTTCTGCAGTCCCTGATTCGGATTACCATTGATGCCAAGATACTGCGGCGACAGGTAGAAATTGCGGCTATTGGCCTGGTTGAAGATGAACCAGCCGTCGATCATCGCGATGCGCGAGGCAAAGCCGGTGAATCCGGCATCTGTGATCTGCGCGAAGGCTCCGGTGTTGATCAGGTAGGTGTAACCATAGGCGCCGTCGACGATCACTGCCACGTAGCCGTTGTCACGAATCTGCACTGGTCCGATCGGGGTAAGCAGCGTGCCAACCTGGACCGCGATAAGATTCAGCGTGGCATCCTGTGTTACCAAGTACACATTGGCACCGGACACTGCAAGGGCCTTGATGCCTCCAGGAAGCACCCACGCCTGCCGTACTGGCTTGCCGGCCAATAGCGTGACCAGATCCAGCGTGCCTGGCGCACCGAGCAGGCCGATCACTTCCTTGGCATGAGGATCCGGTGATATTTCCGGATACCAGTTGATGCAGCGCTGAGTATCCTGCAGATAATTCGGCGCCTCATAGGCAGCGCCTACAAAACCTGGATCGTATCCTTGAGTAGTGGGCATTTGTCAGAACGTGAAGGGACCGCTCGGAGTGAAATTGGATGTGTAGCGCGCCACGCCCATCGATATACGTGCCTCATCGATGTTGCCGGCGAATGGGCTGCTTGCGACGCCGGTCGCGGATCCTATCGCTTGTCCGGTCAGTCCAGTTGACACGGTACCAGCCGTCGTTACGGTCGCCTCCGATGTTCCGTCCAGATAGCACGTAAAAATATTGCCGAAGCGAACATAGGCCGCATGATGCCAAGTGCCGGTAGTCACTGTCGTGGTTCCGGTTATGTTGATGAAAAATGACGAACCGTTACCACACAGCAACGCAACTTTACCGGCGTTGAGAAAGGCGATGATGCCGTTGGTCCCGCCGCCGCCATCCTGTGATCCAAACAGCACACGCGAGCCGGCAACACTGCTGCAATTGAACCAGCACTCTTGAGTCCAATCAGCAGCTCCAGCGCCGAAAATATTGTTCGGCGTACTTGTGAAGTCGGTCGAGCCGTTCAGTAAAAGAGAGGCCGTGCCGAATTTGAAAGCTGCAGTCGAAAGCGCCGCGCCGGCCACTGCCGTCCATGTACTGGTGTAGACATCTTGAAATGTTGTCGAGCCGTTGGTGCCGTCGAAATGCAGCAATGCAGTAGATGCCGGCCCCGAAACACGATGCTTGGTGACCGCTGGAATCACGTCATGTCTCCGCCCAGGATCCACGTATTGGTTGCCACTTTCTGCAGCAGCAGCGTCGAGTATTGCGCCCGTGCCGTGGCCGAACTCGGATTATTCAGCGTGACGCCACCTGCCGCTGCAATGGTGGTCTGGCCGGCGCCGAGCTGGATCACAGACACTATGGTCCCAAGCGGAAAGGCGACAGAGGCATTGGTTGGGATCGTCAGCGTATTGGCCGAGCCATTGTTCATCGTGACGATGCCTTGATTGCTCGAGGCCGCCGGCGCATCGGTCAGCGCAAGCGTGTAGGTCGTGCCGGTCTGTGGATTGACCGCAGGAGGGGCCCCGGTCGAGGCTGGTGCGGCCCAGGCCGGCAAGCCAGCCGTAACAGTCAGCACCTGGCTCGCGCTGCCGATTGGCAGGCGCGCCTCGGCCCCTGCCGTGCCGCCGATGATCATGTCGCCGACTGTGGTCATCGGATTCAATGGCACGTTCAGCGGAGTCGTGCCAGGCCCGTAGAGCTGCAGCAACGCGCCGCTATTGTCGAATGAGCCGAGGACCGGCTGCAGGTTCGTCGCAGTTTGGGCCGCTGGCCCCGGATTGCTGCTGCTGCCTGGATTACTGCCGCTCATCGGAAGCCCCTCGTTTGTGCCAATACACCATGGATTTCACAGTACTGCGATTCAATCTAAAAATCTCAGCTAGATCGCATCCTCTGACACCTTGGTCTGACATTTCAAGAAGCAGAGCGCGATCTTCGTCCGAAAGAACTGCCGCGTGATGCTTTTCGCCCAGCGGCAAGTTTCTGTAGCCATCTCCAGTTTTAAGTCGGTCTTGCATGTTGTCTTTTTGAGTGCCGATGTACAAGTGCGATGGATTGCAACAAAGCCTATTTCCGCAGTGATGCAAAACGAATCCAGGTCCGCTTCGCTTATCAGGAGACGCGAGATTAATCATGCCTGGATTCGCAAGATCGAATATCACTCTATGCGCGTAATAGTTTTTGCCATCAATTTGCGTGCGTCCATAACCAGTATTTACTGAACCGATCCATGGCCAGCATTCATCTACTGCGCCGACTTGTACTTTGCTCCAGAGAACGCCCGGCGTGTTTGCTGGTCTACCTGGGTTCGCTCCGATTTTTCCGTTGCGTCTACGGTATTCCCGCATGTAATCAGCATGTTTCTTTCTCGCTTTCTGATCCATTGGCAGCTCCCATTAAAGAACTGCCATTTTATCACATTACTCCACCATTCACATAAAACTACCGAAAGCCCCCATGAAGAATCCAGCCGGCGTCATGCTTGCGCCCGCCGCCGGCAATGGCTGAATCGAATGTCGACTGCGGCGGAGGACGCGTGTTCAGTGCCTTGATCGCCGCTTTTGACATGTTGGCCGCCCGCAGCAAATCCGGCGTGATCGGCCGCCCATAGCGCGGCGCCAAGTCGAGTGCCAGGTTGTACTTGAGCATGCGCGAGTAGCCCTCTGGCGCGATCAGCGTATCGGAGAGCGTTGCAAAGCGCGTGATGTTGTAGTCGCACCAGAAATGCGCCTCGGCATTGTTCTGCGGCACCTTCCACGCATACAGGAAACCCAGCGGATACTGGCGGTTGTAGTAAACGCCCGTGGGCCATGGACCCGGCAGATTCTTGATGCCGATGTTCGAGTACATCGCCTGCGTGATCATCTCGAATGGGTAGTCCAGATTGGCCTGCGTGATGATCCTGGAGAACCCATTGGTGATGCGCGTGGGCAAAGCGAAATTGAACTGGCCGCTGTAGGTAATCTGATCGGCATTGGCCAGCGCGCCCGCATTGGCGCTCATCGTGACGGTGGTGCCGACGATCTGAGAGATGGTTGCACCGGCCGGAATCGCGCCCGCATAGTCGGTGAGCGCGGCACCCGGCGTCATGTTCACCGGAATCGGATTGACGGTGAAATTCGGCGAGCCGTTCGCTAGGTTGGCGATCACCGTCGCACCGGACGTACCAAGCGCCGGTGCCCCGACCGTGTAGACGAGCTGGCCGGAGGTCCAGTTAACTACCCGCTCGATGGCCGAGAACACCGAGATGTGCTCGATGTCCAGCGTCTCGAGCAAATCGTTCAGCAGTCCTAACGCTTCCTGCGCATCGCCCGGGTCGAGCGACTGCCCGGTGGCATAGGCGTTGATGCAGCGCAGCCCGCCCGTAACGATGTCGTTAGCCGTTGACATTCAGGGGCTCGTCTTTGGCGCCCTTGCGGCTAACCGTCAGCGGCGGCGCAGTGCTGCTCACCTGCATCTTGACCAGATCGATCGGCTGCTCGACAAAGCCAGTCTTCATCAGTGCTTCCTGCTCCTGTTCGTTGGCGACGATCTTTTGCTCGATGCCGGCCTGAGAATTCCAGGCCGCCTCAAGGTCAGCCTTGCTTGTGAAGGCCCCGCGATACATCGTCTTGGGATAGTCCATCGGGGTGCTCAGATGATCGCCGTGGGCAGTGCGTAGCCTGAAGCGCTTAGCGTCGGATTGCCGCGGATGACTCCGATCACGAAGTTTTGCGCAGCCGTGCCATTGATCGCGCCAACGGTCGAGTTCACCCACTGCACCGTGATGGTGTTGGCCGCATTCACCCACATGTTCCCGACCGATAGGCCGGTCACGCTGGAGAGCTGGTTGAATTCGAGAATATCGTTGAGCTGCACTCCGTTGATGGTGTAGGTCTGCGTTGCCGTGGTGTTGGCTGCGACATTTGGCGGGGTCAAGGATGCCTGCAGCGCCATGACCAGCGCTACATTTCCCATCGGTCGATCAGAGGCGCCTGGCATTCATTGCTCCTTGAAAAAGAGGGGCCCGGAGGCCCCGGATCTCTGGCGGAGAAAAATCCTTACTGGCCGTAGAAATGCTCCACGCTGTAGCTGACCAGCGTCAACGTGTCGCTTCCAGTGGCCTTCTGCGAGGTCAGCACCAAAGTCGTGGCTGCGCTCACATCGATCACGGCTGTCGCATTGGCGCTGAAGATGACCGCCGGCGCCGCATCGAACACGACGCCCCAGCCAGTTTCGGCCTGCTGCGAGGCGTTCTGAACGATCTCGACCTCACCAAAGACACCCGCGAGCGATGTGGTCGCAAACGAGGCCATCGCGGTTCCGGTCAGACCTCCCAGGCGCACCCGGAAGGTCTTCACGTTGCCATTGTTGGTATTGGTGATGTTGAAGCGCACTTTCAGGCGTGAATTGGCCCCGACGTAACCTGCCGCGAGATTGACCGTGACCAGTACGTCCTCGGTCGTGTCCGCGGGAGCCACGATGGCCGCCGAGGACTGGGCGAGCATGCCCCAGACCATCGGATTGGTGGAGCTCGCAACGCCGTCGACGTATTGCGGGGTGGTGGTGGTGGCCGGTCCTGGATTTGACATGGTCGTCTCCTCTTAGCCGGCGGCCCGGACGGAAAGCTCCGGGTAGATCGGTGCCCAGCCAATCAATGTGTCGAATCTGCAGGGAACCGAATCATTGTTGATGGTGTATTGGCGCACCACGCGGATCGACAGGCCGGTCTGCGCATCGGCCGCCCGACCGGCGAATACCACGCCTCCCGGAAGCGGCAGATCCGCGCTGGCGAGCGTGAACGAGTTTTTGTGGATCGCCAGATTCTGCGGGCTAGAACCGGTGAAGCCAGCCCCAAAGATCACGACCGCGCCCCCATTGGTGGGCGATGCCGAGACGTTCTGGAACTGGCCCGCGGTGATGATGGCCGGCGAGACGGCAAACTGCAGCGCCCCGGCCCCTGAGCTCGTGTACGCCCCGGTGGTGGCATTGAAGGTGCCTCCCGATGGCGTACCGACGAACGGCCTCACCACGAACTGGCGCAGCCGCCCGCCGCCGTACTGCTTGCGGTTCTGCGGGTTGACCGCATTGCAGCCGGCGAAGGTCACGATATCGCCCACATTCAGCACATTGACCGTGTTGCTCCAGGCTTGCGTCAGGATGTTGCTGGTCTGCGCCCAACCGCTGGTCAGGCCCTGATTGGCGCCATTGACCGTGGGCGTGCCGCCTCCTGCGCCAGGTGTGTAGGTCTGGATGTTCTGATCCATGAACCAGTCGAAGCCAAGAGTATTGGCCCCGATCAGACCCTTGCGGTACTGCTCGCTGATCTGACCCTGCGGATTGAACAGTCCAGCCAGCGCGTCGACCACGTAGGAATGGGTCCATTGGTCCAGGATCAGACAGCGGTTTCCATCGCGCGGGGCCGCCTCCGAATCCATGTAGGCACCGGCCTGCAGCGCAGGGGCGCGGCTGGAGATCGGCGTTCCAGGGACTCCTACCGCGTTGGAAATCCACTGGAATGCAACCAGTGTGCCGCTGGAATCGATGTAATTGGCAACGGCCGCCACGGATGGCTTGATGACGCGCGTTGAGAACTCGTCCAGCGAGAGCAGAAGGTCGGCCTCGGTGAACTGGTTATCGACGTGGAACTGCGAGGTCAGTGTTGCCGGAACCGAAGATTCGTAGAAATCCTCCACATTGAGGTTTGGACCGAGCGTGCCGACGAAACGCGCCGGCCGCCGCACATTGACTGTGTAGCCGATCTTTGCCCCTGCGACCGCGAATCGATCATCGTATTCGCGCGTGACGCAGTTGGTATAGGTCAGCTCGTTCTCCAGCACGAACAGCGCTTCGTTCGTGATCATGGAGATATTGAGTAGCTGATTTGCCACCTTTTACTCCTGGCATCGGGGCGGATTGCCCCTCAGTGAGATGCCAGCCCATCAATGCCGTCTCCTTTGCTGCTCCGCAAGCTTCTTGGTTCTCCACTCGCGGTACTGCGCAGCGGTCATCTTTTCGGGTTCCGCTCCTGGTGCGGCGTTGCCCTTCAACGGCTCGATCGGGGCTGGTGCCTTTGACACTTCAGGAGCAGCTACAGAAGGCTTCTCACTTGTCGGCTTTGATTCTTTGCGCGGCGTAAACCGGTCATCCAACCTGCCCAGTGCCCGCATGCCTGCAGATGGATAGCGGCGCAGTCTCAGATCGCGATCGAATACCGCGATCAGCTTGCGCGCCTCCTCCGCATTGTCGGGTTGAGTCAGGTAGTACGTCACTGCGGCCGGATTGTCCAGTGCAGGAATCTCGCCTAAAAGCGCTTTGGGAAAGCTCAGGGTGCAATTCTCGATTGTCTTGCGGTAGTCCTCGTGCTCGGCCTCGAACGCAGTCAGATCAGCCTTGAAATGGGCATCGATCTCGCCATTGATGCGCTCTATCTCGACCTTGGCCTGCTCGATCTGGCGTTCGGCCAGGCGCTTGTCCACCTGGTAGTCGATCAGTGCTTCCTGGTATTCCGCATCGGAAGTGAACTGCTCGCGCTTGGGCGGCGCGTCCACGGCAGCTGGCGAGGCCGCTAGATTCTCCATCTCGGCTTGCACGTTCTGGAGTTGCTGCGTCAAGGTCGCCAGGCTGCCTTCCAGCTCGCGATTTTTGTCGCGGGCCGCGTTGCGTTCCTTCCGTGTTTCGATCAATTCCTCGAGAACAGACGGCTTTTTCTTGCCGTCCGCCTCCTTCTGTGGCTGCTCTAACTCCGTTGTTCCATTCGGGGCGACTGCATCCTTCGCCGGCGCTGATGTTTCCGCTGGCTTGGCTTCAGGCTTTTTGGCCCGCTCGATCACGGCATCATGCGCCGGGATCTCGCCCTTCATGAATTGCTGGAGCGATTCGCTAGTGGTTACTGCCATGGGATTCCCCACGAGTCTCCGGCTTCCGGCCGGGCGGAGTTATTGATACTCACAGCGTTCTGGTCCTCGTCCAATCAAGCGGATAAAAACCATACTTGTGCTGCACTTTCTGCACCTTGTACTCAAGCGGTTCGATTTTCACGATCATCTGCAAAAGCCATGTCTGCAAGCCGACCAACATGCCTTTGCGCACAACAAGCCGCGTATTGCGGCAATGCCATTCTTGATCACCGATCCGCCTGCTCACTTCCCTGCCCCATTGCTCGCCTGCGCTTGCCGCTCGGACTGGCGCTCGGCCGAGAACAGTTCCGCTATCTTGTGATTGATGCCCAGGTGCTCGCCGATCAGCTGCACTGCGGCCCGGATGTGCTCCACGGTGAGCGTCGTATCGCGCTTCACATCGATGTCATAGCGCCAGGTCGCGTTCTCATCGGCCTCGCGCGCGATCTCCGCATGAGCCCTGATGTCGGTATCACGCCGCTTGGTGTCCTCGATCATCTTTTGCTTGGTGAGGCCGAAATGCTGATCCATGCCGAGCATCTGTAATTTCTGGGTGAGCTGCTGCACCTGCTGCTGCAGATGGGCGATCAAAGCCTTGGCTGGACCGGGCACATCATCTGGGAGGGATTTGTCGATCTGGGCCAGAGGATTGGAAGCCTCCAGCCGATCGGCCAGCTGCTCGGCGCCCGGCCAGTCAAGGTTCCTTACCAGAATGTCGGACCCGACCTGCGCCGCCTGCGGGATGACCCGCATGAGGTCGACCATCTGCTCGGCCGCCTCCTCGCGCTTGGTGTCATAGCCGGGCCCAACATCCATCACCACATCGTAGGTGCCCACCGTCACATCGTTGAGCACGCGCATTATCGCCCCACCGGTCGGATCCATCTGCTTTTGGTTGATGGTGGCCGATTTGGGTTTGCCGTCCTCGCCGATGATGCGCACCACGCGCTGCACATCGTAGATGATCGGGATCAGGTCCAGGATGACGCGGCCGGAATGACACATGGCGCGCGTCCAGTTATCGTAGAAGTGGTAGTTGCTGACCTCGTTCTGGCGCTGGCGCTCGGTCAGAGCCTTGCCGGAGCGCTCGTTGCCGTCCTCGCCCAGACCGGCGCTGTAGATACCCGAGACATTGCGCATGTCCTGCGCGGCCGACTGCGAGGCTTGCAGGATGCCTGGGCTGACCTGCGGGGGCTGCCCGCGCTGCGGCGGCGGCAAGGGCTGGCCGCTCTGATCGTAGACGACCTTGTATTCCAGGTACGGGAACGGCTTGCGGTTGGCGTCGCGGTATTCGTCCTCGTGGCCCTCGAACTGTCCCTCGGCGCCCATGTATGGCGCCTTGGGCTGCAGCGCCACGATCTCCACCTCGTTGGTGCGAAAATAGTTGTAGGAGATCGCAGGATCGCGCAGGTTGCGCACCATGCCCTGCGTGTGGTACTTGCCGTCGACCACGAAGCGGTAGCCCCAGACCGGGATCAGCGGCACGAAGCGCGCATCGGTGGTGCGACTGTCGAGCACGTCACTGCCTCCCACCTTGTACCACTTGAGCTGCTTGCGATAGCTGTCGCGATCGGCGACGACATGGATTCCGGCTGCATTGAATACGCGGATCCCCTCATCGCCCATGATCTTGCGCCAGCGGATCGACCCATCGGACATCATCAGCAATTTGTCGTCGATCCGGTCGAGCTTGTAGTACTCGGCCAGGCGAATCTCGTCCTTCTGCACCCAGTCTCCGCTATCTCCGAGCGCGCCCGGCCGAAACGAGGCAGTGTCGGCGCCCGGATAGTGCGCCTCGAAATGCGCGCGCGTCATCTTGTCGGTGATGGTGGCCCAGTCCCAATCGGAGCCGTCCGGGGTTTCGGTGGGCGGCACGTATACCGAGAACGGATTGTTCACCGTCTGCAGGTGGATGTCCTGATCGAACGAATCCTCCCGCACGTACTTGGTGACAATGCGCCAGTAGCCGAAGCCGATCCGCACCTGATGATCGGCCGCGGTGTCATAGGCCGTATCGGCGCGCGAATTGACCTCGATGTGACGGGTCAATCCCTGGATCACCTCGGCGATCTTCTGATCCGCGCCATTGTTGATCGGATGGATCTTGATGCGCGGCCTCTGTTGGCGCATCGAGTTCGTGACCTGACGCACCAGAGAATCGGTCCAGTTGATCGTCAAACACGGCCGATTCTCGATGTCCCGCTGCGTCTGCAGCTCCGGCGGCCACTGCTCGCCAAGAGCGGAGAACTTGAAGTCTCCGAGGGCGCGGTTGCGGTTCTCGCTGTCGTATTCCTGCGCGAGCCGCAGCCGTTCGCGGATTTCTTCGAGGATGTCAGCGTCAGGCATTTACTGAGTCCGTCCGCATTCCCAGTCTAGATCGCGTAATCGTTCTGCTATCCACTGCGCGTTCTTCAATGCCTCTTCTTCTGTCAACTGAGGTTCAAACACGATCACGACACTATGGCCACCACCCGGCTGCTCATCAGTGCGAATATTGAATGCGAGATCAGGCATTGGCTTCGCCATTCATCGCAGGCTGTCCACGTTCATACAACTGATCGAACCGCATGATCGTGTGATGCGCTTCAGTCATCCGTTGCGTCGCCAGTTCCTGATGCTTGCGCCTCCACTTGTCATCGCTCTTGATTGAGTGAAACTCGACCCATGCGTTGTAGAACGCGCGCAAGAGATCGATTTCTGTTTCCAATCGCATGCGTTCAAGACAAAGATTGTCATTCATTTCAACAACCGAGTTGAATGCCTGTTCGCGCAACTTATCAATCAACTCGCCGGTTGAGTCGATAAAATCCTCTTTCGTGGGAAGCCTTCTGAGCTTCAACCCATCCATGAATACCTCTGCGCGACCGGCATCGCCTGCCGCTTCGGAACGTTGACGTCCGACCTCGGCTTGACGATCGCCGGAAACAGCTCCGCGAACGCCCACACGAACGCATCGGCCCGGTTCGGCGACTGCGATCCGGTGTAGCCGGCCGTGGTGAAGCCGCACAGCTCCTCCTCCAGCTCCACGAAGTTGCCGGCCATCCGCACCTTGCCCTGCTCTGCTAAGGCCGAGATCGGTTCGGCCCGCACCACCTTGCCGCGGCTCGCGGTGACCGCCTTGAACGGCACATTGGGCCGTGCGGTGCGGATCACCTGCTGCACCATGGCGCCGCCGTAGTTGGTCTCGGCCACGATCAGATCTGCGCCCCACCGATCGTAGGCGGTGATCGCGATGTTGGCCCAGGTCTTAGGGCCAGCGAGCACGGTCAGGTCTTCCAAGCAGTAGCCGATGCCGTCAGTGCCGAGGCCAGCAACGACAATCCCGATTGCATCGTTCTCGGAGTTGTCGATATCGCCTGAGCCGCTTGGATCGATTGCCACCACAATCCGCTGCATGTCCGGAAAATCGGCAAGGTCGAGCGCTCGCCACTTGTCGAACATCTCGTCGGAAAACAGCGCGTCTGGTCGTGCATCGCGGAATTCTCCCTCCAGGAACCGGCGTCGGTTGCGCGCGCTCAGGCCCTCGAGGGTCGCAATGTACTTGTCGGGCAGATTGGCCAGATTGTCGCGTGGGTTGACCTGCAGGCAGCTGTAATTGCCGGGATCGCGCAGCCGATCCTTGGTCTCCGGGTCGAGTCCCTGCCGGAACAAACGATAGGTCCAGTGCGCCTTGTCGGGCGGATTCTCGTCGTAGTACATCTTGAGCCGCATATCGGCGGGTGGTGCATTCTCCCACTTCATCTGCACGCGCTGCGCCAGGCGGGTGACCGCCAGATTGCGGGAGCTGTACGGGATTTGCGAGCACTCGTTCAAGAAGATCGAGGCGAACTCCATGCCCAGGATCTTCTCGGTACGCTCCTTGTCGTCCAGGCCGCCGAACCAGATCTCAGAGCGGGAGCGCCGGAAGATCGCGCGCCATTCCTGCTTGTCGAGATCCCATGGCTCGTCGGGAAAGCATAGCTTCATCACCTTGGGAAAGGTGTCATTGACAATCGAGGCTTTCACATGCGCCAGGCGAAAGCGCAGGATCGCATGGCGGGAGCCGGGCCCGTACAGCGAGCGCCAGCAAATGGCACGGATCACCAGAAACGTCTTGCCGCTGCGCGAGCCGCCGTACAGCAGAATGTGCGACGCTGGCCCCCCGAGCAGGCGATTGGCGTCGCGCTGCTTGGCGGTGAGGGCAAAGGCGTCGTTCACCCTAGCTCCGCATCATCCGCATCCGGTTTGTAGATCGCAATGCCGACGCTGCCCTCGTGCTCGACCGTCTGCTTCGGTTTGCCGTCTAACCTGTCGCCAAGCTCGCGCACTGCCGTCATATCGCCACGCGCTACCGCCTTCAGAAGCTCGCCGGCCAGTTTCATCAGCGCTATCTCGGCGCTCTCCAGCTTCTTGTTCTTGGCCCAGTCCTCCAAGGCTGCATCGATCGCCCGGCGCCACTTGAACGGCTTGGCTGCGTTGTGGTTGCCCAATGGCGGGCGTGGTTTCGGCCCTAACGGCTGACCGATGCGAGTCTCCGGACTAGGATTTGGATTACCTGTGCCGCCCTGGCTCATGATCTCAGCCACGCGATGATAAATGCTGCTGTGCTGCCAGATCCAAACACGAAGCCGATCACGCCGAGAACTATCGCAAAGCGTGCTTGGCGTTCAACCTTTTCATACCTGTCCAGCCGCGCGGCAAGATCCGGCGTGATGAGGCGCAGCTGCTCGCGCGTTGATGTCGGAGCGTTCATGCTTCCTCGATCCCGAGAATGTCCATTTCCGAGATCAGCATGCACGGCGCATCGTTCTCGCGCCACCGCTTGTAGTCGAACTCGCCGAACCGCACCAGATCGCCAGGACTGACCTGCGGTTCGAGCAACACGCCCTTCTTGGTCCGCTTGCCAGGCCCGACCGCCAAAACACGGCCGCGGTGCCCGCGCTGCTCCTGACTGTTGTGTATACCGTATCCTGGCATACCGAGTACAAGACCTGAGGCGGTTGGCGGCGGCTCGATCAACTCGACCAGGACGCGGTTGGAGCGGGGCTGGATCATTCGGCCTCCATAACGCTATCAGCGCCTTTCTTGCGTCGGCTGGCTGCTAGACGCTCTGCAGCGCCCGTACGCTGATCCAATGTGCTTCCACTCGAAGTGGCGGCGAGCACTGCTTTCAAGTGGTCAGTGCGACCCCGTGGCATGCCGGCCTCGCTACGTTTGGCGATAGCAATGCGCTCTGCACTGAGCCAGAGCTTGCAAACATCGTGTAATTCGATGTAAACCGGATTGGCAGCAAGACGCTCATCAGCCCCTTGCTTAAGCGTTTCTCTTAAGAAAAGGCACGTCGGCTCGCCTCTGTCGTAAGTACGCAACATCCAGTCAGAATCAAGCGGGCAAATTGGAGCGCTGCAACGGATGTACTCCGGGCAGTCGGAAGGCTCCCGACATAGTGTGTTATCCGATGCATCTCCGATAGATTCCATAATGTCTCCGGTGGACGGTGTGGCTAAGTGCTTATGATGCCACGTCCGCCAACGTTAGCCATCTGTGGACACTATGGTTTGTTGCTGTGATGCGGCATGCCTTTGTGCTCGCTGGCATCCATGGTCTTGTGGTGGTGATCGCCCCGGTGCTCGTCGTGGCTGCTCATCATCCCCTTCGTGGCCTTGTAGGCTTCGTGGACCTCGGCATGCGGGTGCGGCTGCTTCGAACTCGGCATGGCGGCGTCCGAGACGCTGCGGACCCGGGCCATCTCGGAACCGCCTGCGTGCTCCTCCTTCGATTCTTCCTTCTCGACCTTGGCTTCGTACTTGCTGCCGTGCGGTGTCATCTCGCCCATGGTCATCTGCTCCTGGAGTTGGCTGCGCGTTTGGCAGCGGCTTTGCGCTTGACGCTGTACGCGATGGCGACAGCTTGCTTCACGGGTTTCCCTGCTCCGACCTCGCGCCGGATGTTCGACTTGAAAGCCTTGTCGGTGACCGAGCGCATCAATGGCATCGTTGAACTTCCCTTAAGGTGGCGCGATGATAGGCGCGAATCCACAATCGCGTCAACGGCTTAGATGGCCGCTTTGCGCGGTCTTCGCCCGTTCTTGGCCGCTTGCCAGACCGACGTGTTCGGCGTCACACGCATTCCGAGCGCGCGCATCTCGGCTGGCGATCGGCAGCGCCGGCGGTCGGTGCTCGCTGGGTTCAGCTTCCCGGTCGCATGCAATGTAAACGCATCGTAATCGGCGAACACGGCCCGGCAGCCGGCACAGATGCCACGGCCGCGCAAGCGTGGACGATTGGCATTCAATCGTCTTCCTCGCCGTCGTCATCGTCGTCCGGGTCCGGGATCATGGATCGATGATATCGATGATGATTCCGGAGCCGTGGGTGCGTGCCATCAACCGGCCCAAGGTATTGCGGGAATTCTGGAGCGCGAGCTGGGCGCGGTAAGTACCGTTGGGCGGCAGCTTGCGCGTGAAGCCCAGGCCGACCGCGATAGCACCCAGCATGTCGTTGTAAAGTCCAAGGGAGCGATCACCCGCGAATTGGCCGAAGTCAATATCGGGGCGATCATGGCCCTTGACGTCCTGCAGCTGGTAGACGCGCCGATAGGCCATCGCATCGATGTGAGGATTGAACGCCGGCACCCGGTGAATGTAGG